CGGGGAGCCATTCCCAATTGGAACCAGACCAATCCGAGTCCGCTTTAGCCATGTAAATTTCGCTATGGTCGTTGCGGTTACGCGCCGCCCGAAAGGTCACAGTTTCAGGCTCCTGCTGCTTTCGCTGGTGGGCCATGAGGATATTCCGAATCCGCGCAAGCCAGTCTTGGTTGTGAAACTCTGGTGACGAGTGTTCGTCAGCGGGATCAAAGGCCCGATAGATTTCTTCGGCAGTCAACTCACGCACCGGCTTGTTGGCAAGGGCGTAGCAGCGTTCGACGGCGTAACGAATGGCGGCATTGGCTGTCTTATGCTCGGATTCATAGAATTGCTGGGCAATGATTACGATTTTTTCAAAATCGCTCGGTAATTGGCTCATTCTGCTTCCTCCACATTCCAAACACGTCGTTGGTGGTAGTCCTCGGATAGCAAGTCCTCCAGGTACACTCGCTTGCTCACCAGTCCCATTTCAAACTTGATAAGCGCACTCCGGTAGGCTTGTTCTGCGGCGCTGGTCGAAATGCCAAGTTGCTGGCCGATTTCTTTGAAGGTCATGGGTTCCATATCAGAAGGGAATGTCGTCGTCCATGTTGTCGAAGTGACCCGCTTTCTCGGCAGGCTTTGCAGCGGGTTTGTCCTGCTTTGCTTCGCCGCGACCACCAAGCATCTGCATCTGATCCGCAATAATCTCGGTGGTGTACTTTTCAACGCCTTCCTTGTCTTTCCACTTCCGCGTAGTAATGCGGCCCTCAATGTAGATTTGGGAACCTTTCTTGACGTACTCCCCGATAATCTCGGCCAGCTTGCCAAACGCGGAAATTCGGTGCCACTCGGTTGACTCCTGTTTCTCGCCTGACTTGTCTTTCCATGACGAGGACGTTGCCACACTCAGGCTTGCCGCCGCTTTCCCATCTGCCATGTAGCGGATTTCAGGGTCTTTGCCGACGTTGCCAAGGATGATTGCTTTGTTGACGCTGCTCATGCTGCTTGCCTTTCTTCGTTTGCTGCGGGTTGGAGTTCTTTTCGTGCTGCTTCCATTGCGGAGCGTTCGGTGCTGTTAAAGCAACTCCAGATCGCTGTACCGGCTTCCTGACGCCCCAATCCTTCGGGCGGCACCATATCCTCAAACAGAATCTTTGCGGCCTTTACGGGGTCTTTTGCGGCCAGCGCGAGTGTTGCGCCGTCTCGATAGTTAATCAGCGCCAACTTGTGTTCGTCGGTTAGCGCGTTCCATGCCTTGAATGTGGCGGGGTTGGGTTTCCGTCCCTTGGGTTCCTCACCTTCGGGCAAGTCCTCGCCAGCGTAGATGTACAAACCAAGGCCGTGCAGGGCAATCGCTTTCACAAGGCACCGCTGCATCGCCGTATTGACCGCGAAGGCGTCAGGCTGCGGTATAGCGCGGTTCTTGTAGTCCATAACGGGCAACTGGCAGACCATAGTTTTGCCAAACGCCGTAACCGCGCAGCGCACCATAAGGGTGTCGCCAAATTGCAGGGGTTCTAGGTACGTCCAGTTCGCTTCTGGATCGGCCCGCATCAAGGTATCCACCGCGAAAGCCCATGACAAATACGACAGGCCGTTCTTCTTCTCCACCTTCTCGTTGACGTTGATTGCTGCCAACTTCTCGTAATTGCTCATATTCAATCCTTTCGAGTTCCGCAGTTACCTGCGAGTGATACATCGCCTGATCCATATCGGGCCTCCTTGCTTTGTTTCGCCACTTCCAGCATCCGTTGTTCGCGCTCAAACTTGAGCAGATCAACCCACTGTGATTGAAGGGCCATTTCGTCGCCTTCGGTCATACCACCCTCCACTTTTCGACGGTGTAGCCAGCCTTCATAAAGTTTTCTTTTGTCCGGTATGGCATATGCGCCCCACCTTTCAACAGGTTCTTCCATGCTTGATCTTCCGTTGGCGCTTCAAGGTCGGTGCATGGCGAACCGGCGGGGGTGCATGGAACAAATGTGTATTTTGTTTTCATCCCGGTTCCCCTTCCCAATCGCAATCCATACAGACCTCTTGCGCCCCTTGGTCGGGATCGCCATTGTGATAATTAAAAGCAGTCGGCCCGCCACACTCAGGGCATTTGCGTTCTTCGTCTTTCACGCTGCCTCCATCATCAATTCGTTGTGATATTCCCGCGCCCGTTCTGCTGCTTCGTCGCCGTTCTTGACCGCATGAAGCTGGATTGCGCGGCACACATGGCCCTCCAGGAACTCCATTGCGTTTTGGTACTGTTCCGAGTCCACCGGATTACGGATAACGGCGTACAGAGCCGCGTACAGTTCGCCAATCTCGTTTTCGTCGGCGTAGTCCACAAGCTGTTGCGGGCGGTCGTCAATTTCGGCGGCAAGGATTTCGGCGGGTGTCATGTCGGTTCCTTTGCCAGTGCAAGTGCGGCGTCTGCTTTCCACAGCGCATGAGCCTGTTCGTTAGTCAGGTCGCCGCCTCTAAACAGATTGACCGCCTCTGACAGCGCATCTATCAGCGATTGATGGCTGTTTACTGCGCGGACGATGTATGTGCCGATTTGCTCATCAGATGTAAGCGTGGCGTTTATAAAAGCTATACGCGTTCCGTTCTCGGTGTAGATGCCAAGGTTCTTCTTGTTGGCGGCTAAGTGCAGCTTTCCGGCGATTGGGTTCATGCTCGCTTCTCCTTACGAATCGGGGTGACGTTCGTTTTCTGCTCCATCTCTTTACGGACTCGCGCAAAGGTCTTGCGTATATCAGTCTTGTCGCTTCGGACATACCTGAATTGCGGGTCAAGGATTGATTTCATTAGTAGTTCTCCGCTTCCTGGCGCGTAATAAAGAAGTGGATGCCGCCAGCGCACTCGTTTTGAAAGTTGTCATCAAACTTATCTGCGGTCACACGACAACCGGCAATGTATTTGGTCTTGTTGTCATGGCTACTGGTGCCTTCGTCTGCGCCGATGACCTCAAGCACATCGGCAAACTCAGCGCGGCACTTGCGGCCAAAAGCGTGTGAGCGTTTTGCGTCAGTGGGAATGCGGAGTTTGACGATTACGGCGCTTTGGCATTTCTTCCAGCCAATCAAATCGCCTTCCGGCAAAATGCGCGTCTGCGCGATTGCGTAATCAGCGTTTTTGGCACCGTACAGGTTGGCACCGTACAGGTTGGCACGGGACAGGTCGGCACCGGACAGGTTGGCACCGTACAGGTTGGCACCGGACAGGTTGGCACCGGACAGGTTGGCACGGGACAAAACCGCAATATCAAGCGCCGCTTTGATTGTCGGAGCATCGGCCTCAAACAAAACCTTGGCGGTGAACCTGCATTTAATTTGAATCACTGTGACGCCTCCTAATCTGCTTTATGTGTCGCCCCGTTTTTAGGGCACTACCTGCTCGCTGTTGCGACTACCGGATAACCCCAAGACCGACCACCGCTTCTTTCACCTGCTTTTGCGTTACACGGTGACCCGATACTGAAATTTGAAAGGTGCCGCCTTGTCCGCAAGATGAAATGCTTGCTCCTAATTGTTTGATTGCCGCTGTTACTTCTCGGATAGTGAATTCGTCGTGCTCTGATATTTCTATGTAGCAGGGCAGCATGATTTTTTTCACACAATTCCTCCAGCAATCAGCACCACATACACACAGGCCAGCACGAACATGGAGCGGCCTACAAGTTGGTCACGGTTCATGGCAGCAACTCCGCAACCATGTACCAATCGGGAACGGTTGTTTCTGTATTGGATGAATTGAACTTGGCAATAAAATCAATTGCTTTTTCTTTAGTTTTGAACTCGCGGACTTCATCAACTTTGCTGCCCCAGCCGCGCTCAAATTCGTAAATTGCAACCTTAAACATTTCAATCTCCGGTTACACATCTCTAAAAACACTCAACGAAAGCCCTTAAAGATGCGGGGAGGCCGTCCCCGCGCGGTACAAAAATTAGCCGAAGCCGTAGCCGAAGCCGGAGCCGAAGCCGTCGCCGGAGCCGGAGCCGAAGCCGTAGCCGTAGCCGAAGCCGGAGCCGGAGCCGTAGCCGAAGCCGAAGCCGAAGCCGGCGCCGAAGCCTTCGCCGAAGCCGTAGCCGAAGCCGTAGCCTAAGCCCGAGCCTTCTAAAGTCAGCTGGCG